CATACGGGTACTACCCGATATGTCTATAGGATAGCGTGAATTATAGTAAAGATTCAAGAAATTACTGTAGCTTGAAAATTTGTTTCGATTGTTGATATAAAAAAAGGTCTATCATCTGCAAAAGTAGGTCCAGTTATTTCTCTAGTTCTTACATAAATACCACTTGTAGGCTGACTTGTATTATTTATTGTTTGTAAACTCGTAAAGGCAGTATTTATTAATGTTTGACTTCTAGCTGGCCCTTTATCTTTTTCAGCAAATGCTCGAATAGTAACAATACCTTGAATTTGATCAAATTGACCAGTTAAAGATGCTTGAGTTGTTAATCCAAATTGAACATTTACATAAACAAATTCGCTGTTAGCATCTGATGTTACATCACCAAAATTATCAAAAAATACTGGTACAACAGGAGTTAAAGCAGTATAAGCTGTTTTAATTGGTGCTTCAAATTTTGCCCTAATTCCTTGATAATTCATTTTACTTTAGTAAAAACACTTTTAAAGGTACTTTCTATATCCCTCTGCATTTCACCTCCAGCAGCGTAAGTAGGAAACCAATCTAATGGTGCAGTTTGACTATTTGGGCCATTTTTATCTAAATTTATCATACCTCTAGTACCCCCAGGGTCTCTAAATCCAGACTGAGTTGGTTTAAGGGGTTCTTGATCAAAAGGTCCTGGTGTATAGGGAACTGCGTCTACTGCTTCTTCAGCGTAATAAGCGTTGTTACCAATAAAAAATTTAGATACTCCCGATGCCAATACTCTTTTTACACCACTTCTAGGAGGTAGTCCTGAGAATCTTATTGGTACAGGATTTCCTTCTTGTCTGCTTCCATCTGCAATTATTCCATAACCCTTGCTTTCAATAAACCAAGAGTTAGAAAAGAATCCTGTCCATCTTGGGCCTAATCGTTGAAGAGAGTCTGCTACTTTTTCAGTGGCACGGGCAGGGGCGGTATAACTCACGACTTCGGCTACCTGATTTATTTTCTTTATTAGTTTGGGGATTTCGTTTACAGCCATTATTGTGGCCTCACTATAACTGTATGCAAAATAGGATTGTCTCCTCTAGATGTATTTATACTAATTATTCTTCCTACTTTATTTACTCCATCTTCAGAATATTGAATACTATCTTTAATTTTTGGATAATATGTACCTAATTCTTTATTACCGAAAATAATCTTTAAATCTGTTGTTTGACTCGTTCCTTCATAGATCGATCCAGAAACATTGCTTATTAATGCTTTGACAGAAACATTTACATCAGATCCACTAACTTTTCCTGTAGTAGTGTCATACGTTTGAGATGAAGCAGTTTTAACATAAGTAACATTAATACCAAACAAACCTAAAAGTTGTTCTGGTAATCCCTTGAATGTACTATCAATTAGAGACATATTATCCTCTTACTACCCTCATTTGAAAAGCTCCTGCTCCACCAATCATATAACTTCCAAGATAACTTTGTAACCAAGGGTAAACATCCATAATATTATTTACAGAACCAGAGCCTTGACTAGCAGTATTATATTTTACTTCCAAATCACCTAGCTTTGCTTCTGCAATATTTCCACTTGTTCCTACATTTCCTGTCATTGCATCGGTATCATTTGCCAAGGCTCTCGCTAATTCATACTGTGCATATTTAATATTATTTGGAATCGTTGTGCAAGCTAGTTCTACATCATCTACCTGATAATTATTTCTAGGAAATTTTAATGCCTGACCTTGATCACATCTATCTCCAAAAAATACAAAACTATCAATCCATCTTGTAGCTGCTATTAGTGCTCTATTCTTTTGGTCATCAGTTTTGTTTGTCCAAGTACTTGAATCTGGTACAGTTTCAAAATATGTATTAGCTTCTGCCAATGTGACATAGCTATTTGCAGTAGCACTTGATAATGTTGCTGTTATAGTAGCTGCCACGATCCAAAAGGTAATTTAGTTTTATTGTAGCGTAAAGAAAAAGCCCCACCAATAATTGATGAGGCTTGATGACCACAAATTAATANTAAAATTAATANGTTGAAGTGTCTAGAGGAGAGTTAACTGTTAACTGAACTAATGGGATCAAGTCAGCATCGTATGTGATAGCCCACTTGTTAGCTGTTGCTAAGTTTGCATTAGTTGGGTTGTCAGCAGCATCATTCCACTTAGTACCCATAACGTGATACGCAGTGTGATAATCAACAGATAGAACATCTTGCTTAGAAAGAATGTTTCTTTCAGCTTCAATTCTTAGTGCAGATTGCTGACCTTCTAGGATTGTTCCAGAAGTAGTTAAGTAGCAGAAGAACTCAATCTGATGACCACTTGAACTAGATGGTGCAACTGTGTTAACAGCAGAGTCAACAACAACTGTACAGCCAGCAAATTCACCAACTGCTCTGTCGCTGATTCCAACACCACCGCCACCCCACTGGATACCTGTTCCAGTAGATAAAGCAGAAGTAGAGAAAGTTAACATACCAACCTGATATAGGTAGTAAGCAACTGTTGGNTGAACGATAAGAATATCTANATCNTCACCTCTTTCTCCAAGNAGGTTTCTTGCTTTAGCNATAGCAGAAGCAGTTAGGAAGTTAGCTTCAGTAGCACTAGCACCAGCTTTTGCTAGGTCTAGCTTGTTGCTTGAAAGTGCAGTTCCAAATAAACCAGCTAAATGTGAGAACAATCTAGCGTTGTTTAATTTGTTAATTGCATCTGCAAGCTGGTTTCTGATGTGACCCATTGGATCTTCACCAGCAGCTAAAACTGCAATATCGTCTACAGCATAAGCAAATGCTCTATGACAGATAGTTGCAATCTGTGTTCCTGTACCAATCTTCTGTGGTGTTAAGATAACCAGCAGTAGATGTACCCCAGTTTGCAGCACCAGTAAGAATTTCTTCTGTTGGAGCGATTGGGTTGAACTCAGGAACCTGGATTCTTGTACCACCTTCGCTTGCATCTAATAATGCGTTACGAGTGATAGCACCAGATTGTAAAAATGCACTACGCTCTTTTATAGCTTCGGAAACGTATGTGCTGAGATTATTTCTCTTTACGATGTCCGCTAATAGGACACCGCCCGAATAATTCTGAAATGGAGCAGCCATTCAGATCACCTTGTTACTTTTGCGATACCCTAATCACGGATTAAGGCGTTAGTCTCACAGAAACTAACTATTTCTTTTGAGCCTCCCTCTTCAGCACGGCTGCGAGGTCGGGGTTCTCATTCTCCATTATAAGCTGTTGCGTCAAATTGCCAGTGTTCCAGGGATTATCTGAGCCACCTGACACATTTCCAACAGGACTTGGTTTTGCACCCATGCCAGCAGCAGAACTTGGTTTAAAATGATGTTCCCAACCACTNCCAGGNTTTTTGAGACTGGNGAGATAGGCATTGAGATCCTGTTCTACACCNCCATCTATGATTACNACTTTACCTTCAGCGTTTCTTTGTAGCTTACCTTGTANTAATGACAAGGTNTGTTCNGCNTTAATCGCATTAAGATTACTAATAGCTGCAAGTGCTGTTTGTTTTGTAGTAGCAACTTCGTTAGAAGTTTTCATATCTTGTAACTGCTGAGACAAGTTATTGATCTGTGCATCTTTATCTTGTGCAGTTTTATTTGCTTCTTCCCAAAGAGTTTTGTATTGTCCTTGATCTTCTAGCTCTTTGGTACGTTTTTCTTCTTTTTGTTTGTAAACCTCATCAAGTTTACCTTTTATTCCTTGGAATTTTTCCTGGGCTTCAGCAGCTTCTTTTTGAGCAGCAGCTAGTTTTGCTTCGTATTCTGCTTTTACAGCGTCTAAATTTGGTGCTTGTGGTTGTGAAGGAGTGTCAGCCACGGGCTGATCGGCAGGAGTCACNGACTCAGGCTGAACTACTTTTTCTTCGANAGCCATAGATTAGTCGGATAGTGGGCTTGTAGACTTTTTCTTAGAAACTTTCTTAGTCTCTTTTTTAACTTCTGGTTTTGGTGCTTCTGCTGGAGTGGATTTGACAGCAGGGATCTCTGCCAGTTGCCACTTATATGTTCCATCAGATTGCTGAACATAATCTAAGTGCTTGCCCATGATTTGTATGTA